CACGCATTGTTCCCGGGGGTCCTCCTCATGTTTGGAAATCCCATCGGGGTACAATCCCCCGGGAACGGCCGCGGCAAACCCGGCGTTGGCCTCGAGCATTTGCTTAACCACCCGGCAAAACAATAGAGACATGGTTTATCCTTTATTCAACCCGGCCCGTTTTGCGTAACGGTCCAAACGGCGTTCAAAAATTTTCGTGGTCCATTCGGCCAACCCATCCAGAACCGCTTGAACGGCGGCCGTTTCAAAACGGCCGGCGGCCACGGCAAAATAGTTTTTGCCGGGAACCATGGTGAATTTTTGGCCGGCCCGAATCGATTGCAAACGGCGAAATTGGCTAACCTTGGTTTGGTCGTTTTGCATGGCCAACAAAAATTGCAAAGCGCGTTTTTCGTATCGATTCAAACTTTTGGTATCGGCCCCTTTTTCGATGGATTGGGAAACCCTTAACCCGGTTTCAAATTGGCGCAACCCTCGCCAATCGTGGCGTTCCCCACGGGCCCCCAACCCGGCCAATCCCGGTTGCCTGGCAAATGCCCGGAAACCCCCGTCGATCAAATGAACATATTTGGCCGGTTGCCGGTTGATTTGCCCCCGTCCACGGCGAATGGTTTTGGCCGTAGCCGCATTGGCCCCCACCAACACATACCACGAAATTTTATCCCGGCCTTGCCGAACCACGGCCGTAATGGATCGGCGTAATAAACCCGTGGAACCCTGGGAAGGATCGGAACCCCGGCCCCGTCGAATCGAGGATTCGGGAATCAATCCCCGTAACCCTTCGGCCAAAACTTTCCCCCCCTCCCCCACGGCCTTGGAAACGATTTGCCGGAATTCGTAACTTTTGGGGTCCATTACATCGGCCACGGCCAATATGGCGTTTTTCACCTCGAGGAAATCGAGTTGCAAAAAAAATTGGCTGGCCATTGTGTCCCATCCTTGCCCGGGTCAATCGGTGGGCAACATGCGGCGAACGGCGAATGTTTGGAATCGTTTCCGGCCGTCCAAATTGATCGGCAAACCATCGATGGCCATTCGGGTTCCATCGTCCAACACGATGCCAAATTTTCCATTTTTGCCGGTGGCGATTTCATCCAATGCCGAATGGTAACGAATGGTTACCACGGCCGGGGGAACGGCGGTCATTTGTAGTGCCACCATCAACGATGGGGATGGGGCCCGGGAAACATTGGCCCAAACGGTTTCCAGGGTGGACCATGTTCGGACCGGTTGGCCATTGGTGGCCCGGGTTTCGGCGCATTGGATGATGGTTATCCGTTCGTTTAGATCGCCAATTTTGACCACGGCCGGCCCCCCCCATCATTGGCCAATGGAACCCGAATCAATTAAATCATCAATCCAATCGGGAATCGATCCACTGCCCCGGTTTTCGTACCAAAACCCAACCAACGCCAATAATGCCGTTCGCAATTGGGCCGGCACGGGGAACCGGCCCGGTTCGGTGGTATCGAACCCGGCGGTAAATACCACCTCGAGGGCATCGGCCTTGGTTCCGTCAAAATCCCCGGTGGTTTCGATCAACCGTATGGCGGGGGTGGGTGGCGTTGACCAATCGGCATACCCCACCCCGGGGGATAGTGTGACCTGGGAACCGGCCCGGCGCACCTTGACCGAATCCACGGACCGAACCGGGGAACGGGGGAGAAATATCATCAAATCCCCCGATTCCATTTGTGTTGGATATGGGGATTGAAGAACAAAAACCGTAGGGGTCAAAACCACCCGGGCCCGGGATTCGATATAACCCCGGGCCGATTTTTCCAAATGCCCGATTAGCCCATCTTCGGATGTTTCCCCAGATCGGATCCGTAAATACCCCTTCAAATCGCTTGTGGTCACGAGGGCGGCCGGAACGGCGGCATCGGATTTCAGGGCGATTTTGTATGGGGCAATCATGGCCGGGGTTCCCTGGGTGGTGGTGGGGGTTTAACGGGTTTCCCGTTTCGATGTTGCCGGGTTGGACCGTTCGGGATTTTGCACCCCGGCCCCCACCAACGGGATGGCAAACCCGGCATCAATTTTTTGTTTGGCCTCATCGGCCGGCAAATCCACCACCGAACCCGCCGCATAGTTGGCCAGCGTTTCTACATGCCCACGAATGATCCGAACCAACATGATCCACCCCCAACGGTTGCCGGTTGCCAAAACACCCCCGCCACGGGCAACGAACGCGGCGGGGGTGGGGATCGGGTCCGGATGATGCGAAAGGAAAAAAGAACCACCCAGACCCGAATTTTACGCAAAAACCGATTAGGTTTTTTGCGTCATTTTCTTGATGGCTTTATTAGAAATCACCCGGGAATCATGGAATTGGATTCCATAAAACACCACGGCATTTCGCAATGCGGCGATTTCATCCAATCGCCTGATTTCCAAATCACCCACCAAACGGATGGCAAACTTTTTGGGGTTGCCAAACAGCATGGGAACGGTTGTGGCAGTAATGGTTTCTTGCATTCCCGGGCAAATTTCGACCGGGAACCCTTTTAGCATCGGTTTGTCGGCGTTGACCACATCGCCAATCAGCGGCCGGCCCGTGGCGTCGGTCAATTCCAACAAATTGGACCACATGGGCAAAGACATGAAAAACATCGATCCATTATGGTAAGCATAATTGACCGATGCAATCAGTTTGATAATGTCAGACATGGAAATGGCGTTATTGAGAGCGGTGGTGATTCCGGCACCCGCCCCGGTCACGATCCCTTGGGGGTCACCCGTTCCATCTCCCAACAAATGATCGGCGGCCATTTTCCGGCCCAACGCCTCACCCATCAATTCACCCACGGTTTCGGGCAAATCGGCGTAATAGGTATCACGCAACAATACCCTGGTGGTTTCCACAGCATCCTCACACCCCCACGAATTGAGGGTTTTCCCATCCGTGGCGATGGCCCGGGGGGTGATGGCCGCGGCCCCTTCGGTATGCCGAACCCCATCATTCCCCGTATCGTCAATCGTGGGAATTTTGAACGGTTCACCCGTCCGATGGTTATAAATTTTGGCCACGGACAAAAGCGGGTTGAAATGTTTCAATTCCCGTTCGATGGCTTCGGCCATCATGATAGAAACGGTTTCTCCACCCAGGTTCGCGGCCGTGGTCATCGCCGCCCGTTCTTCCCGTTCCCGTTTGGATTCGAACAAACGAACCCGAAACGATTGGTGGTGGGCCATCCGGATTTCATGGGCCGCGGACCGTTCTTCCTGGGAACAATCCCGGGGAAGGACCCACGAACGAAACGCCAAAAGGGCCGTTCGTTTTTGCCGTTTGTCGTCAACATCCCGGGAAAAATGGGGGGCCATGGGCGCACAGCGGCGGTTAACCGATTGGGGCCGATTCCGCAAATTTTGGGCCCGGGAACGGATCGAATCGGCCGAAACCGGCGCACGGTCAACGATGGCATCCACGGCCGAAATTTCCCGGTCAATCGAACGGATTTGGGATTCGATGGCCTCGAATTGGGAAACAACATCGGCCGGCACGGTATCCCCGGCGGCATTGGCCAACAACGAATCCATTTGGGATTCCAGGGCCGAACGGCGGTTGATCCGTTCGGCACGGAACGCCGCCCGGGCCGTGGGTTCCTCAGGAACCACCACGGGGGGTTCCTCCTGGGAATTGGTTCCCGGGCATGGGGGGCATTGACCAACGGGGGGAACCATTTCCCCTTCGGTCCGGGTTTGGGCCCCGGCGGCCGAACGAATTTGGGGGCCGTATTCCAGCCCCAACCCATCCAAAACAGATTCCATCGACATAGGAACCCCTTCACAAATATGGGCGCAGGCGGCCCGACCAAATCAACCGGGGAACCATTCCCCGGCCAAAATCACACAAAAAACGAACGGTGGCGCACGGCCAATGCCCGGCGGCGCATGGCCAACATGGACCGGGAAACCGGCCCGGATCGGCTCCGAACATCGGCCAAAAATCGTGCCATAGCTTCGGTGTCCGGATAGGCCGGTTCGGTCACTACCGAAACCTCGAACAAATCCGGATCCACCACCACCCGTTTAACCACCCCGGGGGAATCTTCCCAACGGTATTGATTTTTTGACATAGTAAACCCAAAACTTGACTTGCATACATCGCCCGATTTGAGCAATAGCAACAAATCATTAGCGTAGCTCGTGGGTTGGGGCCAGCATTCATACCACAAACCCACATTATCCTGGCGCAACACCAACGAACCGTTAGCCTCAGACCCCAAAACCAACCGGGTTTCGTGGTTCCAAAACGCATGGCGGCGGATGGATTTATCGGCTAGGGTCCGGGTGAAAGCATCACGGGCAATCGTTTCGACGAATCCCCCGAAATCCACCGATGGAGTATCCCACACGGCGGCATATCCGCAAATCATGGGGCCACGGCCCGGGGTTTCCCGGACCTCAACCGGCCGCACGGTAAAACGGCGTTCGATTTTCCGTTGGATTCTGGCCGTGGTGGTCATGGTTGGGGATCCGTGGGGGTTTTGGATTTATCGGGAACGGGCCGGCCATCCGGGCCCACGGCCGATGGGTCAACAATGGCCAACGGATCCACCACCACGGACGGGGAACCACCCGGCGCGGCGTTGGGCGCAACATCGGCCGCGGCCATGTTGGCCGGCCTCATGGGAACATCCCCACCCGGCAAATCGGCACCCAACCCCAAACGGCGAATGGACCGGTTCGGCGTTGACATACCCCAATTGATTCTGAGGGCTTCGGTTCGGGTGGCCGTCAACGAATCAGCCGAACGCCACCCGGATAAATCATGGGTTACGGTCCAATCGTCCCACCTTTCCCGTGGAATCATTTTCATCCGGACCTGATCAACAAAACGCCGAATCCAGCCACCTAGGCAATTTTGCGCAAACTCCAAACCCTCTTGTTCGGAGCCGTTGTAGGTTGATCCCTTATCCGTGTAGAGTTTGGATGGGGGTACCCCCGTCCACCTGGAAATTTCGTAAACATTGAACCCACGCATACCCAGCAATTGGGCATCGTTGGCGTTGATTAGCGGGGATGGTGTGAATTTTGCTTCGCCCGTCAATTTCAAAATTCCATGGGCATTCTGTACGCCAGAATTGACCATGGAAAGTTCATTCATGATTTCTTGCTCTTTTTCCTTTTTCAAATTGCCTGGCAGATTCAAAACACCTGCCAAATGGTAACCGGACCGGAAAAATTTTGCGGCATACCGTTCGGTGGCCACGGCCAACCCCAAAGAACGCTTGCCAATTTCGATCCAATTCAAACCAACCCGACCATCCAGGGCCGGCCCTTTCAAGTGGAACACTTCAAATTCATCCAACCATTCATGTTCCCCGGTGGGGGGCCGGTACCAATACCCAGGGCTTCCGGCCCGATCATTGGCAGGATAAACCCAATCGGGGTTTAAAAGGGTGGCATTTTCAAAATTGCCATCATTATCAAATGTCAGGGCGGCAAACCCGCCTTTTTTGAAACAAGCATGGCCAATGATGGCATCCAAAAAATTGGACCGGTCCATATCGGCATCAAAACCAAACCGTAGGGCCCGGTCCACGGGATGGCCGGCCAATGGCCGTAACCCGGCGGGGGTCATTTCCTCAAGCCTGAAATCGGTTTGAATGAATGCCCCGGCCAAAACATCCCGGGCCCGGTAAAGGGCCGAAATGGTAAGGGCCGTATCGTGATTGATTAGGATTCCGGGGTCATCATCGGCCAACCGGCCGTAGCCCACGCCCCACGCCCGGGCCACCTTGAGCAGATCGGCCGACCCGATAACGGACCCGATGGCCCCCCAGGTGGTTTGAATCCAGGATCTTAACCAATTTTTTGCCATGCCCGATCATGACGGGGCATGGATGGTGGGGGTTAGAAAAACCCCACGGAAACGGTGGCGGCCCGTTCCTCGAAACTTTGCAACGCCATGGAACCGGCCATGATGAACGAAACGGCGGGGTCAATTTTCCCCGTAGATTTGGCTTTATTGGGTTTGAGGTTGCCGGCGGGGTCCTGGTCCATTTTCAAATTTTTGATGGATGCCATCAAAAGCGGGGAACCATCG